CCGTAGGAATTTAGTACCACCTGATTCACCAGTTGAGAGTATTACTGTACCTTCAGGAGTTCCACTACCTGCAGTAGCCCACTCCATTCCATTAGAAGTATACTTAAGATATTTATCTGTACCCGAAGGTGCATTATGGATATCTAACTTAGCTTCTGCAATAGTGTCGTCTGCTATTTTAGCATTAGTAATAGAAGTATCACCTACAACAACAGTTCCAGATCCTTTCATCCAGACAATATAATCAGGATGTGCTGTTAAGTTTGCACCAAAATGGATACTAGATCCATCAATACAGAATCCATCATTAGATCCTATAGATGTACCAGTATTAGGTTCCTGTAAGACACCAGCTACACTAATAAGTAAAGCAGCTGCTTGGTTTGGAGACACAGCAGTCGTACTTCCTTTAGTAACTAACTCATAATCAGCTGAACCTGCAGAGAATGCTCCACTAGCATTGTTATGTGCTTTAAGTTCTAAGTATTGATAATCAGTTGTAATTGGTGAACCACCACCACCAGAAATGGTGATAGTTTTAGTTGCTCCAGTTCCACTAGCTACTACACCTGAACCTACAAAGTTTAGTGTTGTTGCAGCTGTAGATAAGGCAGAGCCTTCATCTTGTACTGTTACTTCACCACCGCTTGCAGCAATGGTTACTGTATCTGTACTATCGTTGGTTGTAATAGTTACATTACTACCACCTGCCAACGTTAATGTATCTGTAGCTGAATCTGCTGCTACGGTAGTTTGTCCACTTACAGCTACGTTAGAGAATGCATTTTGATTTGCTTGACCACCACCATTAGCATCTACATATGCTTTAACTGATTGTTGACTCGGTACCTTAGTAGCCGAGTTAGTAGCCATATTATCTTCATCTAATAAATCAGAAGATATGGAATAGTTATTTGCAGAAGCAGCTACTCCAGCTAACTTAGTTTTCTCAGCATCGGTATATGCATTAGTATTTGATTCACCTTCATAGGCTGATTTAATTTCAGCACCTGTTTGATCTGCTGTAGCCGATGCTTCAATTGCATTGAGTTTACTATGATCTGCATCTGTAAATACATTCGAATCAGAAGCAGCCTCAACCGCAGCTCTAATCTCAGCATCGGTTTGATCTCCTGTTGCACTTGCTTCAATTCCATCTAATTTAGTTCCATCAGCTGCTACATCTCTACCATCAACAGTACCTGAAACTGTAATGTTTCCAGTAACTGTAGCGGCTCCAGTAGCTGCTGTACCTGTAGTTACTATATTCTGAGATCCAAAGTTAGGTGCTATTTTAGTACCAGCAATAGCTGCAGTGGCAGAAATATTAGCATTAACTAATTGTCCTTTACCTTCAGCATCCGCAAGTTCTCCAGTTTGGATTACATTATCGTGCTCTTGTGCGTGGTAAAGTAGTTGTAAATTATTATTATTTAAGTCTGTTGCTCTGATAGATGACCCTGCAGCAAATGTTGCCTTGGATGTGTCTACATCAGTATCTCTATAAATATGGATGTTACTAGTACCAGTAGGTGGAGTATTACCACTAGTGAAAACTATATTGGTACCAGTAACATTATAATGTGTTGATTCAGTTTTTAAAGTGCCTCCGACTTTTACTTTGATGTCAGAGGTCTGATAATATGGAAATGTATAAGCAAAGGAAGTGGTGGAGTTATTCCCGCTATAAAAATGTTCAGTTGTTACGGCCATGTTTAATATTTAATACAGGCTAAAAGAGCCACGTTTCTAGGACGTGCTTCTGTTCCACCATTGTTACTTTGCGATACCGTGACGGTAGCAGAGTGTGAGTGTGATGCGTCTATAGTTAATCGTCCAGTATCGTTATTATCAGGAGATCCTGGTGTATAACCTGAAGTCCAGGTATTAACAGTATCTTTACCAAAAACACCACTTGCGGTACCAGCATTATCCCAAGTTTCAGAGATATAAGTAGCATTACCAGTAAGGTTGGCAGTACCTATAGCTGATGTTGCAGTTACACTGTGTCCGTGATCTTTGTTCTGATCTGCTTGTGTTGTTTTTATATTTCTACCACTATCTATCCCTCTACCATCATCTAAACCTCTAACAAACTCTCCTCTTAAATCAGGTAATGTTGCACCTACTACAGCATATAATGAACTGAAATCAGCTGTAACACCTTGTACAGTACCAGATCCATTAGGTATAGTATCACCATTAGATTTTAAATAACCAGTTGGTGCTGTTGTTCCTCCAAACCAAATAACTGATCCTGTAGGGGCAAACATACTTTGTATGGATGCAGCTAGTTTTGCTAAAGTAATTGTACTATCAGGTATCTTTGCGACTGTTACTGCGTTATCTGCTATCTTATTAGTAGTAACAGCATCACTAGCTATCTTTGCTTCTATAACAGCATTAGCTGCAAGTTCAGCTGAAGTAATAGTTGCACTTGCTAATTTAGCAGAAGTAACACTATTATTTTCTAACTCATCAGTACCTACACTATTATCAGTCATCATAGCTTTTTCAATAGAATTGCTATTAATAACCCAGTCAGAAGAACTATTTACATTGATATCTCCTTTGTTACCTAAAGTAAAGGAGACAGAGTTATCTTCTTTTAGAGTACCAAACTCCTGTGCAGCATATAATAGTTGGGTGTTATTAGTATTTAAATCTGTAGCACGAATAGAACTACCAGCTGAATAGGTAGATTCTATTGCATCTATATCTGTGTCCCGAAATACACGTATAGTATTACCATTAGAAGGAGCTGTTGTCATAACAACTTTAGTTGCTCCTGTCTGGTCTATAGTAAAAGCACTTGTAGTGACACCATTCAACTGTACTTTAATATCAGTTGTAGCAAGAAAAGGGAAGGTAACCAGAAAATCTGTATTACTATTTCCTGTCTGCGTATAAGTAGATTCAGTTATGTATGCCATTTATTGTAATTTTTGTAAACGTAAAATACCTTCTACATCATTATTACGTGTTGCATCTCTTATTTCTTGCTGATAGAATTTAGCATCTTCAAGAGCCTCCCAATCTTCGATTTGCATTTCAGCTTCATCTTGTGCCTCCTTTAATGCATCATCTAAAAACTCATGTAATTCATCTAAATATTTTCGATCCATATAAGCACCTTGATCTGCTGCATCTTTGAAAGATGTTCTAAATTCTTTAGCTTCATATGACTTCATTATATCTCTTACAGAATTCCTGAATGTTTTATCTCTACCCATAATCCTACCAATTTCACTTCTTTGTTCAGCACTATACTTTACACCCTTACCATTAGTATTTAAAGAAGGTCTACCATCCCATTCAACATCAATTAAGAATTGTTTTTCAGGACTTAACTCTTCACTTACTTTCCATGTTGGTGCATAAGTATTCCAAGCTCTAGTTACAAAATTTAATGGTTCTCTAACTTTAGATCCATCCATCCAGTCATAAACATCAGCTAGTTGACCTTTAGTTATTGGATTTCGATTAGCTAAAACCTGTTGAAATTCTTGTTCATGTTCTTTTAGTTGTGGTGTAAGAAGTCTAGCAAATTCATTTCTCATACCACTTAATGGTGCTAAACCACTACCAAAGGAACCTCCCCATCTAGCTAAAGCATCTGGCCTACCTGATAATATATCTCCTAAAGGTTCTAAACCTGCAGTAAATGATTTATCAGTTAAGTTAGCACTTAGAACATACATAACTCTATTCAAATGAGTCTTAAATGTATCTTCATCTAAAGTGTCAAAGTTATCCATTATATCTGTAGTAAGAGATAGCCAATCAGTTACTGCACCTAAGCCATCATAGCTATACCATTTACCATCTAATCCTTGATAAGTTAAAGGAACCCAACCTAATTCTCTTCTAGTTTTTTGCCTTGTTTTATCGTATATACCATGCCCTCTAATCCTATCTGACATAAATAAACCAGCTGCTGTTGATGTAGCTAGGAATCCTATAGCTTTTCTACCTTTTAATTCTGCTCTTATAGTATTATATGCTGCTTCTGGTTCTACAGCTCCTGATACACCTCTATTAGCTAACAATTCTTTTACTGTAAAATCATCCATATCCTCATATGGAAGTTTAAAGGCATTCATTTCATCAAAGAATAAACCTAATGGATTATGTGTACCTGAAAATCTAAGTATATTAGTATTAGTTTTAGGGAACATCATAAAAGGTTTTATAGCAGGAATCGTTTGTGTTAATGAATTAATCGCTTTAACTGCTGGATTACTTAAGTTCATCGAGATTTCTCTACTAGCATATTCTACAGCTTTATCTGTGATCATACCAGTTTCATCGAACATATCAGCATACACATTACGTGCCATTGCTCTTACTCTTTTCTCAGTAATCTTACCACCTGAACCCATTATTTTATCGTATGCTCTACCTCTAGCTTCTATATTACCAATAAATGCTCTAGTGAAACCATCAAACCCTGTCATAGCATTCGCACTGAATCTAAGAAATGGGTGTTCGGCTAGATCATTTAAAGCTTCTATAGTATCAACAACATGAGTTGTACCAAAACTACCTTGAGCTTCATCAGCTTTTGCTATACCTTTAAGTATATTTATTTGGCCTTCATTCTTTCTAGCCATATCATCTCTCATAATATAACCAACAGAATTAGGATCAATAGAAGCTCGTTTGAATACTTGATTCATATGAGACCAAGATCTTTGTAGAGTTTCACCTACACCTATATTATACATATAGTGTGCACGTCTTAAAGTCTGTACATCACCATGAGCTAAAGCACCAGCAAATGTAGCTAGTGGTCTTTCTATCATTAAGACAGTGTTAGTTAAAGCCGCTTTAAGTGGAGTACCTACAGCAGATAGTACTGAGTTATAGATATTAGCCCATACACCTTGTGTAAATGCAGAAGGCATATCAGCTCGAGCATCAAAGAAAGCTTTAGATATAGTACCAGTAGAGTTCCTTACATAGTTATTTAAAGCAGCAATACTAGATACTTTACCATCAGTTAATTCATAAGCTAACATTAATGGTGATAATAGTTGAGGACGGTTAGCTTTAACTTCACGTAATGTTTCTATAGTACTTCTAGTTTTATTAGCAACTTCTTCTAAAGCTCTTAATGTTGAGTTTGATTCGCTATCGATAGCTTTGATAACACTACCAGTTTCTAGATCACCTCCAACTTTTTTCAAACGATTAACTATATCTGCCATGCCAACAGCCTTATCTCTAGTAATTGCTGTTTGACCTTGTAGATTCATTAAGAATTCTAGACGTTCTAAGATTTGATCCATACTCCTTTCTACAGCTGGAGTATTTTCCATATTTCTTAGACCTGTTGCCATATCTGAAACTTGTCCTGCTACAGAAGTACCCGTAAGTCCTTGTGCTCGTGCTAAATCTAAGTTTATAAAATCTTGGCTATATTTATTTATAGCGTTCATGACACCTTTATAAGCTTGTCTAGATAAAAGCCGGTGTCCACTTTGTAGATCTATTTTAGATAAAGGTCTTAAAAGAGCTTTCATACCATCTAAATTAGTACCATATAATTCAGCACCTAATTTTTCAGCTTCTTGTAAAGATGCTTTATGAGTAATTTTAGTTCCTTTACTACCAACCCAACTAACTTCTGTTTCTTTAAATACTTTTCCTAAATCATTTAATAATTTAAATGGTGAAGTTTTACCTGTTGATAATTCATAGAAGTTTTTAGGACTTAAGATCGAAGCAATGCGACCATATCTACTATCTATTTGTTTTACATTTCTTACTTGAGAAATACCTGCAGAAACTATACCACCTTCATCTGCACTTCTAACACCTGTCTCAGTATAATCATACATATCATGTACACCAAGGTGCGGCTTTGTAAGGTCTTCACCTCCATCGACTTTAGATTGGCCTAATTCTATTAAGTCATCATTACGTTTTTTTGTAGAATGTAGTATATCATTCTCAACTGGATTATCAGAAAGTTTGATTTTATTAGTTTTAGTGGCTAACCAACCCTTAGCCTTTTCATTCTCTGGTATCCATTTAGTAGCAGCTTTAAGAGATTGTTTGCCTTTTGCAAACCTAACTATACCAGGTATTAAATCAGATAAGAAACCAATACCAGCACCTTCATTTCTATTCTTCTGTAGGAATTGTTCTGGACTATCACCATCTAAAGTTGTCCAACTATCAGGTAACCAACCCCAAGTTTTAGGCCAGGATTTAACTAACCAACCTGAGGCACTATGTTCTCGTTCTTGTACAGGTGCGACTGAATCGACAAAGACACCAGTACCTACACCTATACCTGTTCTACTTAACCACTGTACAAATTTGTCATTACCTAAACTCCAACCTACTTTACTATGTGCAGCTGTACCAGCACCATGTAAAAATCGTGACATATATAATGTAGGTATTATAAGTTGAGAGATATCTCTTGTAGCTTTTAACCCTTCATGTTCATATTGTGGTAAATGAGGTATGTCACGCTTTTCTCCTGGTATAACTTTATTTACTAAGCCTATACCAAAGTCAAATACACCTGCACCTGCAGCAGCAGGGAAAGCAGTAGGATTTTTCCAACCTGGTTTTTGAGTGGCAAATTCTCGTCCTGCACCTTTAAGAGTTTCAATAGGATTTTTTAATTTCTCTATAATCTCTTTGTCGGTAGCTTTTCTTCTTTCAGGTTTTTGTTCGGTTGTTTGTTTATCTTCCGTAGAAGATTTTTGTTGTGGAGGTTCATCTGTTTGTTTAGAAGGGTCTTGACCCTCTCCTGATGTAAATAGCTCTTCAGTTGGAAGATCATTTTCAGGAACAATACTGTTTACCTCATCGTAAAATTCACTCATTATTGTGTGATACCGTTATGAATTGTGCCATTCAAAGCGTTCTGCTTTTTCTGTGGATCTTTTTCAAATTTAAACTGTTTCCGCCTGACATCTATTCGGAACTTCTCTAGTGCCGTTCCTAAAGTGACGCCATCAGCATTAAGATCTGTGTTCAGTAATTCTTTGTTCTCCTCTATTAGTTCAGTCCAAGCTGCTATTTCGCCCTCATTAGCAAGTCCATGTGCTTTAGCGGCTGCTTGTATTTCAGCCTTATATGGTGTTATATCTTGTTCCCAACCAACACCGCCTTTATTACCTTCACCCCAAGCTCTATCAATTTGATAAGGGTTCTCATATTGCAACCCTTTTTGTAATTGCTGTAACTGCTCAGGTGGTAAGGACTCAGCAGTTATAATAGAATTAGGTAATTTAAGAGGTGTTTTTTTAAAAGCAACAGCTAGTTTATTAAGAGCACCCCAGTAAGAATCTTTTGTTTCTTTTGCTATTAATTGAATAAGAGGGTCTTTCTGGAAGTCTTGTGTTACTTTTAATCTACCACCTATATTTGGACCAGCACGACCTAGAACGGATATTCCTTCTTCTGATACATTCTGATCAAGAGCAAGTTGTACTCGGGTACCACTTATCACACCATTATGATCATCTCCAAAAATCTCATCAGGTGTCCAGTTACTAACATCTCCAGCTCCAGCATTTTGAAACTTTTTAATCTTAGCTATTGTGTTTCGTGCCTCTTGACTTGATTTAACCTGTTGATTTATTACGCTCTCACCCTCTAAAGGTTTTCGAAACTTTTTCGCAGCATCCTTTAGCTTCACACCAGCTCTTAGATGCTCCTTTAGAAAATCTTGTAATTTTTTCTGTGCTACTAATCTAGTCCTATTGTTGTATTGTTCGATAGTTTCATTTTCTTCTAGTTTACCACCTTGTCGTTCTTCTTTTAGAACACGTCTAAAGGTTTCTGTTATTCCTCTTTTAATTGTTTTATATTCATCAGAAACCACACCATTTTTTTGGTACCTAGCAACCAGATCACCTGTTAGTAGTTCATCAATAACTTGTTTATCACCTCTCCAAGTTGCATCAGTGTGTTCTGCTTTTTCTTTCCATTTTTCATCATGTTTAATAAAATTTGGTGCATTCTCATGTTGCTCTATTGTATACTTACCTGTATCATATAATGTTGTATAATAATCTGTTATCTTAGCCTTACTTATTGTCTCTTCAAGTTCAAGTTGTGCCAACTCTTCCTTCAATCTCTCAGGTTCATAAGAATGATTTTTATTATGTGCTATTATTGAGTTACGTAGATTATTTTTGGTCATTTGTAATTCAGCTGGTGTCCCATCAGCAGATGCTTTATATCTATCTAATTCAGTTGACTCACTCTCATAACTAGCAATTTTATCAGAATCCTTATCAGCTTGCCATGCTTTCTTTTCTTTTTCTCTTAAAACAGTTTTTAATGCCGACCACTTTTTTTCACCTAGTATCTTACGTATTGTACTTTCCTGACCATCAGATAGATTCTTGGTTTTACTAAGTCCTAGTTTATTAAAAATATCCCGGTTAATTGATCCATTATCTACACCAGACATCACAACATTATATGCATACTCTTTAGCTGCAGGTATACTACCTCCAACATATACCGTTTTACCATTAACTTGCTTAGTACTACCTCCAACATGTATTCTACTACGGCTAACAAGCTGATTCCAAGCCTGACCAGCATCATCGCCAGTTAATAGTGAATCGTGAAAAGCTTTAAGTTCTTTAGATTGATCACTAGCTAACATCTCTTTAGTATTTACTGCTTTCCAATTCTTAAAAGATGCTTGCTCCGTTTTTTCCATAATAGGTTGGACTATAGCACCAAACATATCATGATTAACATTACCTAATGATGCTAGGAATTTTCGTTCCTCAGCAGCTACTGCAGCATCATAATCAACACCATCCTTAGCCATCTTTACTGAAGGAACATCTAAGTTATACTTACGTGCATGATCGATAAGTTCACCTTTTTTATGTCCCCATGCATAACCCCAACCTTGCTTCTGGAATGATTTACGTACATCATTAGCTACTCTCTCCTCTTTATTCTCCTCCCACCATCTATCACCTGCGTCTTCTAGTGCTTGACCTTCTAGTGCTAGCTTGTTTATATTAGCTTTCCAGTGTGCAATACCTTCCTCTTTAGCTTCAGATACTGTATGTTTATATGTCTCTAATCCATCTGTTATCCTTTTCTGGATGTTGTCGTCTATTTTCTTTTGGAGAAAAGGTGCTACTGTTTCAAGAACTGATCCTGCAAATCTGTAATCTGCACCAGCCTCTTGTATTTCTACTTTCTGGTTTTGAGCCAGCATCTGTTGAGTATACTGTAACCCTTGGTTGGTGTATTGAAAAGAGTTGGATAAGTTAGCAGTAGGGTCTTCGGAGTAGACCTGATTGAAATTTACGTTTTGATATTCCATGTTTTATACATCGTATTTTACAAAGGTATTTACACCAGCCATTACTCCACCTAAACCTGCTAATAATAAACCACGGTTTGGTGATTGGTTTTCATATAGCGGTTCTGGTGGTGCTAAATCTGGTACAGGAGCAAACATTGCATTGGCAAATATTTTGTTCCTAGCATTTATTTGTTGTAATCTGATATTATCTACATTAGATTTAAACGCTTCTTTAGTTTGAGTTAAAGCATAAAATCTTCGACCTGATTCACGATGCAAAGCTCCTAAATCTAAAGTAGCTTGTCGCTGTATTGACCTACCTGTTCTACCAGCAGCTGATAATTTACCAGAGCCTTGCAGGTATTTTATTAAACTAGCTTCACTGCTTTGCATTGCAGATTCATATGCTTTATTTACTTGTACTTGTGCTTGAGAATAACCACGTTGTGCAGCTATATCATTTTCATCGATATCTTGATAGTACTTATTACGTTGGGCACCCCAAACACTAAGTCCTTGATACCATTTTTGTTTACGAACACGTAACATGTGTTCATAGTTTTGTCTCCTTGCTTTGTTCCTGGCTTTAGCTTGTTCGGCTGCACCCAGTGCTCCTAGAGCTCCTTGAGCGAACGTCAGGGCGCCCATCCCTATTATTGGCCATACCACGGCAAAATTCTATAAAGGTTAAGTTGTTAGGTCCGTATGGTAGTTCTCTTAAGAACTTGAACCCAAGGAATCGAAGTAATTTTAAATGGACAGTGTTGCGTTTATCAACAACGTTCCACAATAACTTCTCTTTTCGACTATCTACATAACGTTTTGATTCCTTAGCAAACGTATGTGGATATTTTAGGATAGCGGGTGTACAGAGCATCCAGATTTGCCCATCTTCTTGTACTCCTGCAGCTCCTGCTAGTTCACCGTTAGGCACTCTGAAGTATACAGAATCGCCTATTGTAGCGGCCAAAGGTAGTATAACCATAGGATCATGTCCATGACCCTCTTCAACCTCTTTACGGTCCTCTGGAAGTAGGTTAGAGGCCACTTCTTTAGCAGCCTCTACCGTTAGTTTATGTACGTATTTAGACACGTTTATAGAAATTGGTGGTGTAATCTCCTTCCCAGGACATTGAATATAATGTAGCGGGAGTAGGATGTGTCGATTTAAGTGTTACAGTTAAGTTTTTATTACGTTCATATACTGGTACTGTTTGAGTTATAGTATCATTTATCTGTACTCTGTTAGCACCATATGCATCAGCTATAGTAGGTTCCCATGTTTCTGTATAAGTAGGTTTACCTGTTCTATCTATGACAGTTTGGAATAACCCTGTTGGTCCCATATTTAATTTCAATCTATGTAAGATTAATGAGGCATTCATATCTGCTATACTTGTTTCACCACTTGTTTTAGTAACATATAAAGTAGGGAATTTTACTTCCATATCAAATTGATATCCTAATATTATGTTATTAGCTGGTGTAACATCATCACCTGCAGCACCGTCTTCTATAAATTGTGGATCATATGTTTTCCAATTACCTGGTAAGCTGACCTTAGTGACACCACTATCTGTAAATGTAGATACATTCTCACTACGACCTTGGAAAGTTGTATCAGATGCTGAAGGTACAACATAAACTGCTAACTGTCCTGAGCTATTATTAAAGCCATCAGGTAGTGTAAAGGTTGTACGTTTATTTACAGCATCATAAGCTGACAAAGAAGAGGAAGCTATTGTAGTTGCATTATCTAAATGAATACGGTATATAATATCATCATCAGTAGCATCATCTCCAGTAGTTGTACCTTGATCATCTGTGATCATTTTACTATCTGTATCCAGTTTCAATGAAAATTTTTGCATTACATCTTTACTGCTGTTTCTAACAATAACATATAGTGCATCATCTAACATCGCATGATGTTGAATAGTACCTGATAATTCCCAAGTAAACCAAGATTGCATCAAGCGTTTCGGTCCAGCATTAAAATATCTAAATCCATATAATTTATTTGTATCCTTCTGACTAAAGAAGACAACTGAATTCTCTCTGGAGTTAGAAATTTTTATTAAATCTTTATCAAATAATTTACTAACAACTTTTGTTTGATCCATTACTAATGGTTCACCTTCTCTAACTACACCACTTGCTTCCCAGAAACGTGTGTACTTACCAGCATTATCTAAGAAACCTACAGTTGTACCCATGGAAACTGGGTTAGTTTTATAGTTAAAATTAAAGTGAGAGATAGAGTTTATCTTAGCAGTAAGTGGACTAAGTATATCACTATCTGTAGTTAACATGAATTGTTGATTCTTAGTGAATAACAATAGACCAGAGTTAATTTCTATACCGTCATAAATAACAGCAGGTAGATTAGAACTACATGATAAGTCTATAACATCTGAAGGTGTATGAGTCATTGCAGACTTAGGCCAGAAATTATAGTAAGCTCCAGGTTGAGAAATAATAACATTCTCATCACTAAGCATTGCTAATCTATTTCTATAGAAGAGTAGCTTATTAATTGTCTTTCCTATGAAAGAAGGTTCAGGAGCTGTGGTAGTATCACCAACAAGACAAGTATCCCAATCAACTTGAGTTAATGTAAATGTAGTTGCATTAGTTCTAACTATCTGTACAGGTAAAGTACCTTTATCAAAGTCAGTTTTCCTACCAGGTTTAGCACATTCTTCCCAGACACCAGGACCATCTCTGTCATCTTTACCATAAAATTGCATATAGTAATCATCTTCATCAGCTTCACTATTAGCAACTTTGACTATATAACCGTGCTTACATTGAAGAGGTAGCTGTGCAACGTCTTGTACTGAATCAGATAATACATTCATCAATTCACCAGCTGGTGTAGATATATTAAATGTACCATCTGTCCTTGTAATGTATAGACCTGTACCTATCTGTTCTATGGTAAAACCATTACCAGTATTAGCAGTTGCACTACCAGTTATACCTTCTCTAATACTACCTAAAATACTATCAGCTGTTACAACAGTGTCACCATCGAATGCTGTAGGTTGAGGTCTGACTAATGCTAAGTTTGCTTTAACTGTTGATGTACTATCTTCAGCTACAGTAACAGTATAATTACTATTATGTATTGGCGTAGTCATGGTTACAGTTTTATTATCACCTGCAGTCCAACCTTCCCCACCATATAGTAGGTCACATTTTACTTGGTATCTACACTTATAAACAGGAGCTGTACTAGAACCTTCAGTAGTAGGTTGACCATTAGTAGTTATACGGAAGTAAAGATTCTTTTTAGAACCTGTATCAGTTTCTGCAGCTCCAAAAATTTGTGTGCCAATACTATCACATGTACCACTTGTTTTTAATGAACTACTACCACCAGCATCTGTTTGGCTATAGGTAACATTTAAACGTGTAGCAGTTGTTAAAGTTGTAGTAGCAGTATTGTTATATATGTCTAAACCATATTGACTGGCGTATTTAATTTGTTTTAATTCTATAAAAGCTTCATAAGGTCTAGCTGGCTTTACAGTACCTGCCATTGCAGCTGTCTTAGTACGATTAAGTAGGTAAGTGTAATCGTTAAGAGTCAGTGTTTGTATATCTTGATCAGTAGTATGTGTTAGATAATTAGTTAATGCAGTAGATGTACCAGAATCATAAGTAACGGTCATAGCAAAGCCATCACTACATCTCCACATATTTATATCACCTGCTCTACTAACTTGTCCTATATACTGTTCAGTCTCATCTCTCCAATAGTGAAACCATTTACCATTTGTTTGAGAGTTTAATGAGGTGGTATCATTATCACTCAATGAAGCAACTAACTTACCACCTGGTCTTTTAAGTAAACCTTGAGTTATATCAGGGAGTACATTTTTTGCTTCTCTAACTTGTCCTGGTATTTTTTTCTCATCAGGCTGTTGTGATATACCTCCATTGTAGTGAGGCACTGTTTGAGTAATACTTGCCATTATCTATTTAGGACCACGTATGGTTTATAGGAATTATATAATGTCTCATGTTCTAAACCAAAGAAAGAATGATCTGCTTTATCGCATTCATATTCCAGACATGCAGCTCTAGCTTTATTCTCATCTTGTGCTAATAATGAAGAGAGTTGTGGGTTTGAGACAAGTTGTGTTGCTGCTCTTACTGCAGCTCTATAAGTTATATATCTTTGAAAGACATTAGGTAGATCAGAGAATGAATATAAGGTAACAAGATCTAGATATAAAGTATCTGTAAATACATCGGTATGTTGTACAAGATCGTATAACCTACCATTTCGTACTACAACATCTTTACTCTTATCATACATACCATTAGTTATATCATATCTCAAAGCATTGTTAGGTAAACTGATATAACCATTAGCATCAGGTTCTGTAGCTATATGGAATTCAGTATTAAAATGCCAGCCTTCATTTTGTACATCTTTGTTAACTTCTGTTAAAAGATTATATATGAATCCAACTTCTGGGTTTGTATAGTCCAGTGAAGTAACTGGTGATTGACCTATGCTACCCAGAATTGAGTTCACAGCGGATAGTTCGGTATCGGTGTCAGTTGTCGAGGTAGCCATAAAGTTTTGTGAATAAAAAAAGGGAGACCGAAGCCTCCCCATGTGTAAAATATATTTAGAATGCAGCAGGTGCAGTTGCTGTACCAGCGTACAGTTCAACAGCAGCAGCTGGGTTAAGTGAATCAGCACCCATAGCCAACCTACCTAGAATAACGTCACCCTGATAAATCACGGATACGTCACCTGATGTAACTTGAACTTGAGGACCAATCGCTTCTACAACACCAGCGGCTTCTTTCTGGAAGATAAGTCCACAGCTGTTCTCGAAGTTGGAAGTACCGTTACCATAATTGTTAACAGTTTTAACAGCTCCTGTACCAGCAGTTTCATCAACCATTTCGACTTCAACGAAGTCACCTTTCCTACCTGGATCGGTAACACCTGGGTTAGTTGCAGAACCAGTTCCAAACTTAGTACCATAACGTCCGAAGAATGGGATGTTCATTGATTTGAAGATTTTGATACCTGCAATTTCAACGATTCCGTTTCCTTTCTGACGTGAAGTACCTTGCTCATCACGGTTTACAAGACCATTATCACCAACCTGTTGGATCAACTCATAGTATTGTCTAGGGTTAAGAACACCTACACGACCTTCAGTACTACATCCCTTTTCATCTAGGGCAGCTGCAGCATCATAGAAAGCATTTATAAGAGCTGTTGCAGAGTAAGCATCAGATCCGTTTGTAGTTGTACCTACACGTACCTGAGTACCACCTGGCTCGACATAATTAGTCTTAGTAATCGGTGAAGCTTGTCTAGAAGCCTTAGTGATTGCTTGGAATATTTTTCTGTCATATTTTTCGGCTAGTGCATAACCGATCTTTCTTGAGATCTCACCACGTAAATCATAGTGGGCAAGTGTCTCGTCTAATTCATACACGAATGCAGAACTGATTAATAGATCATCAACAGTGATGGTCTTCTCAGCTACTGGAGGTGCAGAATCAGAGTTACCAAGTATAGAGTTTCCTGGTGTATGATATTCAGCACTAGTGCGACCTGTATAAATGAACTGTAAAGACTTACCGTTCTTTAGGGTACGCTTAGTAACTAGATCCCTAGCAATTGTATTATGCTGGAATCCTTTGAACATCTCGCCAGAAAACAGCTTAAGGTAAAGGGCTCGTCTGTTAGCGGTTGTTGATATAACACCGTTATCAGCACCTGGCCCTGTCAATAGAGCGGTATTAGAACCACTCGTAGTTTGTTGTGCCATTTTCTATGGAGTAAAAGTTTATATAATTTCTTCAGCTGAATTGTTTGATCAATTTGTTGTGGTCTATCCCACCGTCTAGACGGCTAGAGGGTATCCGGCGTACCGGGCCAAAAGCCAATTAGTCAGAGATCCGACACTGAGGTGTCTCTGACCTATGGTAGTTAACATGTAATGTCTCTACCATGATAAGAAAGGATAGCAGTAAGAATACCACTATCCATAATTCATTAACCCGTAAGGGCTTCTTCAAGGGATTCATATTCCTTGTTATCATCTACACCAGGAGGTTGTTTATCATGTGGCATAGTGTCAAGTGGTTCTTCAGGTTCTGGTGAGAACGAAGTCACGAATGCTTTACCAGATGTACTTTGGTGAGCCATTAGAAAGAATATTTAGCACCAAGCTTAGTACCCCATGAGTTATCAGTATCTTCATCAAATACATTTGAGAAAGCTACTTCACCATAGACACCAAGCTTTTCTGTGGCAGCTACAGAGCCACCAAATTTACCAGACCAATTAGAGTCAGAGTCAACACCATCTTGTGCGTTGATTGTCTTACCACCTTGTACATAGTAATCTAGTGAACCAACTGCATTCTCATAACCTACGTGTAGGTCAGTAGCTCTTGATGTGTAATCAGAGCCAGTGTAAGAAGCGTTAGTTTCTACGTTAACATAAGGTCCAGCAATTGCAGGAGCTGAAGCGATAGATGCCGCTAGGGCTAGAGCAAGTTTTTTCATTAATTAGTTGTGTATTTTTTGTAATAAATAACACCACGATACTTTAGTTTCTGTTGCCTTTTAAAATCCTGTTGCTCTTTAACACGAGCTTGGAGTTCTAATAATGACATAAGGATACCTCAGTACCTGATCCCCGTTCCATGACCAGGTTGCATGCGTCCTAAGCAGGATGAACGGACGTGGTGATTAACCGATAGCTGGAGCTACCAGTGCTACCTCTGTAGACCCAGTTGAAGCTAAGTCTAGAGGGAAGTTGTGAGCATTTCTCTCATGCATTACTTCCATACCTAAGCCAGCTCTGTTAAGAACATCAGCCCATGTAGGTATTACGTTACCGCCTGAATCGACGATGGATTGGTTGAAGTTAAAGCCGTTGAGATTAAAAGCCATAGTGGAGACTCCCATAGCGGTAAGCCATATGCAAGTGACGGGCCAAG